CTCAAGTTTCACAACCTAAACAATTAACTTCAGCAGAATGTAGAGCGATGTTTGGTAATATACTTGAGGATATGCACAATGGAGGTATGGTTTCAACAAATAATGTACCTTTTAGACCTACAGGCCCTGTTGATCCAGTTAATGGAAGTCTGCCTGAAGGTGAATTAGGATTAGATCAAATAATGGGATTAATGAGTAAATAATGGCATTTGGAGCAAAGAAAATATTTCCTATTGACACCCAACCCGGTACAGCGGTTGGTGTGAGTATTCCTTTTAATGCTCCTGCTGTATTTTATTCAACATATACTACTAAAGACGCTGTTAGAAATAATTTACTTAATTATTTTTTAACTAATAAGACTGAAAGATATTTGAACCCATCATTTGGCGCTGATTTAAGGGCATTTATATTTGAACAAATAACTGATGGTAATTTAGAGGGTCTTAAACAAGATATACAATCACAAATAAGTCTATATTTTCCTAATGTGATTGTAGTATCTCTAGAAATACTATCAGACAATGATAATAATGAAATAACAGTGGTCTTAAAATATAATATAGTAGATACTGGAATATCAGATCAATTGCAAATAACCTTCCAATAATGGCTACAAATAACAATACTAAAAAAGATATAAAATATATAAACAAGGACTTTGCTGAAATAAGAGCTAGTTTGATAAACTATGCTCAAACTTATTTCCCTACAACATATAATGATTTTAGCCCATCATCACCAGGTATGATGTTTATGGAAATGGCTGCTTATGTTGGTGATGTTCTATCTTTTTACCTTGACAACCAATTCCAAGAAAATTTCTTACAATACGCTCGTCAAACAAATAACTTATTTGAATTGGCATACATGTTTGGCTACAAACCAAATGTAACTCAAGTAGCTATAACGGAAATTGACTTTTACCAACAATTACCGGCTAAATTATCAGGTAGTGAATATATCCCTGATTACGACTATGCTTTATTCATACCAGCAAACTCGACAATATCTTCAAATCTGACTAATATTACAACCACGTTTTTAATAGAAGATCCAGTTGATTTTACAGTATCCTCATCTCAAGACCCAACTGAAGTAACTGTGTACTCTGTAGCTGGTGGTAATCCAACTTATTACTTGCTTAAGAAGAGTAGAAAAGCTATATCTTCTACCATAAGTACAACAACATTTAGTTTTGGTAGCCCACAAAAATTTGCGACTGTTAATCTAGATGACAATAGAATTATAGGTGTATTAGACGTATTTGATACTGATGGGAATCAATGGTATGAAGTAGATCATTTAGGGCAAGAAATGGTTTATACTTCTGTTAAGAATACTAATCCTAATGATCCTAATTTTTATGTTGATCAAGGTAACGCACCATATCTTCTTAAACTAGAAAAACAACAACGTCGTTTCACAACACGCTTTTTAAACTCAACAACATTACAATTCCAGTTTGGTGCTGGTACGACAAATGACGTTGATGAAGAAATAACACCTAATCCCAATAATGTAGGTATAGGTTTACCCTTTGAAAAAACAAAACTCACAACAGCATATTCTCCATCTAATTTCTTATTCACAAAAACATATGGTATTGCTCCCTCCAACACAACATTAACTGTAAGATATTTAACAGGTGGTGGTGTTACATCAAATGTTAATGCTAATGTTTTAAATACATTAAATTCAACTCCAACATTTTTAAATTCAAACTTAAACTCAACAACCGCCAATACTGTATTTAGTTCATTAGCTGTAACTAACCCATTTGCGGCAGATGGTGGTGGAGATGGAGATACAATTGAAGAAATTAGACAAAATTCAATGGCTAATTTCGCTTCACAATTACGTAATGTGACCCAAGATGACTATTTAGTAAGAGCTCTATCAATGCCTGCTAAATATGGTGTTATATCTAAAGCATATATAGAACCTACCAAACGTGATGCTTTAATGTCAGCTGGTGAATCCAATTCAGTACTAGATTTATATATCTTAAGTTATAATGCTGACAGAACATTACGCACTGGTACAGATGCTTTAAAACAGAATTTAACAACATATTTATCCCAATATAGAATGATTGGTGATGCTGTTAATATTAAAGATGGATTTATTGTTAACATAGGTATAAACTTTGAAATAATAGTCCTACCAGATTTTAATAATAATGAAGTTTTAATTAAATGTATTGATGCTTTAAAAACATATTTCGCTATAGATAATTGGCAAATAAACCAACCTATCATATTGAGAGAATTATATATCCTATTAGACAGAATACAAGGTGTGCAAACTGTAAAAAATATTGAGATAACAAATTTAGTTGGTGAAAACTTAGGATATAGTCCTTACGCTTATGATATTAAAGCAGCAACATCAGCAAATGTTGTGTATCCTTCACTCGATCCATCTATTTTTGAAGTTAAATACCCTAACCAAGATATACAAGGTAAAGTAGTACCATTATAATATTAAACCATGGCTGTATATAAAATATTTCCAAGTAAAGACGCTACTCTATACTCAATGTTCCCTGGCATGAATACTGGGTTAGATGAAATTATTGAGTCTACTCAAACACAGATTGCCACTGAAAATAATGGTAACCCACAAGTTAGTAGATTCCTCATTCAGTTTTCTCAAGACGCAATTGATGACATTCTAGAAAATAAAATAGGCATCAGTAGCTCAGCCCAACTGATGGATACATCATCATGGACAGCTACTTTAAATTGTTTTATAGCTACTGAAACTGGATTAGCATTAGATACCCAAATTGATTGCTACCCAATCTATGGTAACTGGGGAATGGGTACAGGAAAATATCTAGATGAACCTGAAGTATCTAACGGTACAAGTTGGATTTGGTTAGATTACTCGGGCTCAACAAAGTGGTTTACATCAGGTTACCCACCCAATGTTACTGGTTCTTTTAATACTAATTTTGCTATAGCTGGGGGTGGGAACTGGTGGACCGGATCTAATACTCCTTATTTTGATGCTACTCAGTACCCTATAACTGCCTCACAAATATTTAGTTATTCTAGTGATAAGGATGTTAACTTAAATGTTTCTAACATTATAAGAGCATGGTATACTGGGGCTATTTCAGATGATGGATTTATAGTTAAATTATCTGATGCAACTGAATTTGTAAATAATATTAATGTTCAACCTGAACTTAAGTTCTTTTCAGTTGATACACATACTATATATCCCCCACAGTTAGAATTCAAATGGAGAGATTATATATGGAATACTGGTTCATCAACTTTAACAATACTTAATACTCTGCCTGCTGTAGTAACATTAGCTCAAAATCCTGGTTATTTCTACTCAGGTAGTGTCAATAGATTTAGAGTAAATGCCAGACCAGAGTACCCACCTCAAGTATGGCAAACATCATCTATTTATACTCAAAACTACTATTTACCTACAGCATCATATTGGGCTATTAAGGATTTAGATACAAATGAATTTGTTATAAATTTTGATACTCAATTTACTCAACTTAACGCTGATGTTAGTGGTAGTTATTTTGATTTAAATATGAATGGTTTACAAACTGAAAGATATTATACTGTGTTAATTAAAACCACAATTGGTAATTCAACAATGGTGTATAATGACAATTATAGCTTTAAAATAATAAACGGGTAATGTCAGAGCAAATATCAATAGTTAAAACATCATTTAATAAAAACTCATATGAGAAGGTAGTTGACACATCATTTAGTCAACTTACCCAACCGACTGTAGATACAACACCTGATCAACCTATTTCAGTACAACAATTTTTTACTTACTATCAACAGTTATTTTTTATTATACCTAAATTTGGAGAAGTCAATTCTCATGAGTATCTTATAAAGACAAGTACAGATTATATTGGAGCAACAGCAGACACTAATGATGATTTAATACAATCACTACTTGAAGAAATAAACCAACTAAGACAAGAAAATCTAGATTTACAACAAAATGTACTAGATTTAACAAAGACATAAAAACATGGCTGAAATT